AACTTCGCATAATGTGATTTGGTCATTATGTATAAAACAGTGCGTTGAAAATTTTAGGCAATGCGCTGTTTTTTACATAGTGGCTATTATGCGAGGTTTTTTATTTTTTCTTCTTTACGATCACAAGCTTTTAAATAGTCTTAATCTTTAATTCATTCTGAAAAAGATATACCAAAAAAAATAAGGTTTTTCTCTTTGGGGTTTTACTCTTGCCTTATAGTGAAATTTCTTCTAAAAAATACTGTTTTCAAAAAGGTCTTTTTAGTACGGGTTCTTGTGACACCCGTACTTTAGTTCGGACTTCCGAATTTATTCATGACATTGTGGTGTTATTTTCAACTCCTGCTTCTATTCTTTTTAGTCCTTCTTCTATTATTTCGTGTAGTAGTTCGCTTTCTGTAAGTGGCTTTCTATTTGAGTTTATAAGTATTTTATTTATTTCTATGCTTTTTTTCCTTAGGTTTTCTTCTTCATTTTTTTTTAGTCTTATGCTTTTCATTTCTTTCACCATATAAATATTATTTTTCATCTTACATGTGAATTTGTTGACATGTTTATGTGTTTTTGTGTACATTACTACATACTGTATTAATGTACACATGTGAATTTGTATTTTATGTTTGAATTTATCCAATTAATTGACGGGCTACACATGTATCAAGATCATGAGATAGCTTTACCTTTTTTAGGTGATACCCGTGAAATTACTGTTGATGTTCAAACGGGCGATTTTCTTGCAGAGCGTCAGCCTAGCTATACTTATGAGGGTTCTTATACAACTTCTATTTTGATTAGGCTTTCTGGTCAACGTGTCACTATTTCTCGTGGTAATCCTTCTAAAGTAAATCGTTTAGATAATTTGTTTGGTTACAAGACTGTTGATGAATGCGTTTTTGTTTATAACCAAATTCTTTTGTCTTTGGGTTTACCGCCTTTTACTCGATGTACTAAGCGTTGGCAGTTGATGGGCGAGGATGGTAAAAAAGTTAGAAATTTTAGTAATGGTGCGATTATTACTGAAATTCACACAACCACTAATAAATGTGTAGGTAAAGGAAATGTTAGGGATTATTTACGCGGTATTTCTACTCAACGCTTAAGAAATTCTATCCCGCATTTAATGCCTAATGGTTGTACTGTTCAATGGCTTTCTAAATTGGGGAATGCTTCCTTAGTTCATTCTTCTGTTTATGACAAAGCGAACGAAATTGAATTACATCAACTTCCTAAAATTAAAAGGGCTTTTGGTGAAACATCTGACGAATACAAACAATTAAAAAAAGTTCATGAATACTGTTTAGAAAAAGGCGTTGCACGTTTTGAAAATAAAATAAAAGCAAGATCATTAAAAAGAGATGAACTCCAATACTGGGGGTTATCCGACTATTCAATACTAGATAAAAAACAATTAGAATTTTTAAATATAGATAAAAAATTAAGTGTGAATGCTATGACTATGCAAACAATAAGCGAATTATTAAAAGAAGAGGGCGTATGTAAATCGATTCAAGCTGCTAATGCTACGTCTTCTTACTATTTCATGTGGTTACAGGGTCAAACTTTTGATCTTAAAAAAACACAGGTTAGGACTCATCGTGCAAGACTTCGTAAGTTAAATATTGATATTGCTGAGTCTTGCGATATTACAAAACATACTGCTGTAAGAATTAAAGAAGTTAGAGAAATTGAAGTATCCACCCTTGAGACTCCAGAATGGTATCAGATGCCTAAAAAGTCTCATTTACGATTGGTGGCTTAAATTTCTTTATTTGATGATAAAAAATTAAATGATTTGGTTTTAGAGCTTCAAAGTAAAAACCCAATGCCTAAAGCTTTACCTCCTAAACGTAATAAGCTTTTTAACTATTCACCTGTTCAAAGATCTTTGAATTGTTGTCAAGATCATAACAATAGAACTACTGATTTATTTAACGTAATTGACTAAAGAGAGATAAAAAAATGCTAATAATTGAATTTGAAACTAAAAATACTGTTGATGATGATTTTCCTAATAATCGTGCTGATGCTAAACCGGGTGCTAAATGGTATGTAAGAAATCAACCTTCTTTACTTTTTAAATCGGCTTCTAAATATCCTGATAAGTTTTTATTAAATTTGTCTTTTTCTTCTTCTGAAAATGAACAAAAAAGTATTGGCGGTTTTACAGAGGGTCGTTATTTTCTCGATGATGAAGCTTTTTTTCTTGATCCTCGTGATCGTAATAACCCAGCTTGTAATTTTTCAAAGTTGGTACCTGTTACCAATGCTTCTATTGATTCAAGGATTCAAGAGTTAAAAGATTTAAAGCTTTCTCTTGGTTCTAAGGTTATTTAATTTTTTAGGTCTTTAACACTACCTATTTTTTAAAGTGTTTTTATTATTAATGAGTATATTACTATGAAAAAATCTACACGCGTTCTTGGTGGTCTTGGTTTAGCTTCTGCTGCTTCTGCTTCAATGGCTGCTGTTGATGCTGGCGTTACTACTGCTTTAACTGCTGCTGGTACTGACGGTGCTACAGTTGGATCGGCTGTTTTAGTTGTAATCGTTGGTATTGCGGCTTTTAAATATATTCGTCGCGCTCTTTAGTCGCTGATTATATTTAATAGGAAGGGGGCTTTTGCTCCCTTTTTTAATTATGCCTAATTTATATAAATCTTACTGTTATTCATCCCTTGATGAAGTGGCTCAAGCTGTAAAATCTCAAGTTTTTACGGGTGACGGCTCTATTATTGTCGATGCTGTTGTTAATGCTTCTAGTGTTGACATTACAACTCAACTTTTAACAAATTTTACTGTTTATTCCATTACACCGCCAGCTTGTACTAAGTTGGGTTTTGATAGTTCTTATACGGGAATTACAACGGCTGACGCTGTTTACTATGGCTCTGCTGTTTCGCTTGTCCTAATTATTGCATGGGGCATAAAAATAATTAGAAGGGCTTTATAAAATGGATGTTCCTAACTTACTAATAATATTTTCAATTGTGGGGGCTGTATGGATCGCTATAAGCAATTGAAAATATTTTTAACTTTTGTATTATTAACTTTTTCTAATTCTGCTTTTTCTGTTCCTGCTGGTTATGTTTCTTATTTACAAACAATATATTATCAAAATTGGGTAAATGCTGGGGGTTATGCTGCTTCTTGTCCTGATTCCCCTCAACCTTTTACTCAAGAGGAGGGGGGTTTGACTTATGTTTATTGTGAAGATCCTAACCCAGATTGTTTACCTGAGCAATATAGAGATCCTGTGACTCAAGAATGTATTTTTTCTCCCGATTGTGGCTCTATTAATTATGATCCTGATGGCTTTTACCCTGACGGTTTTTGTCCTAATTTACCCGTTAATGCTGATTCTCACCCTAGTATTAATTGTCAATTTCCTGAAGGTGTTGCCGCTGTTCCTGAATGTACTCTTCAAGAATGTTCTGATGGTTCTCTTTTGAATCAATTTTCAACTTGTCCATCTCCTAAAGAATGTTCTGATGGTTCTGTTGTTTATGGTGCTAGTGCTAATTGTCCGCCTGAATTATTCTTATGCTCGAATGGTGAGACTGTTTTATCTTTAGATCAATGTCCCAGTGCTACTGAAGATGTAAAAACTTGCTGGGATTTCACTGTAGTTCCTCTTAGTTTTGATTGTGCTTTGCAGCCCATTGACAATGGAACGCCTGTTGATCCTGAAAACCCTTTAAAAATTTGTCCTGATGGTTCCCAGATTGACGCTTTAACTCCTTGCCCTGTTTTGGTGACTGGTAGCTCAAATATTAATGATACTTCTACATCTTCGGGAAGTGAAACAACTACAACAACTACAACTAATTCTGATGGTTCTACGTCTACTTCAACTTCAACAACAACAATCAATGAAACAACAGAAATTAATTTAGATGGTTTAAATAGTCGCTTAGATAATATTAGTAAAAACACGTTTGATGCCGCTAAATCAGGGCGTGAAATTGCTGATTATATGATCGAACCTTTTACTGATTCTTTTACGTCTGATCCTGTAACTACCGAAGAAATACCTTTTACTTTTGCTCCTGTTTCTTTGTCCTCTGGTACGGGTTGCCCAGCTCCTCAAACATATTCTATGTCTTTTGGTTCTATGACTTTTAATAATCAGCCGATTTGTGATTTTGCTAGTGGTATTAATTCAATAGTTTTGGCTGTTTGTTCAATGATTGGTGTTTATATCTTAATAGGAGGTATTAGAAATGCTTAACGCTTTAAAGCTTTTTTTTGTTGGTTTAGTTGATACTTTTGGAGCTAAAGTTTTAGCCTCGTTAGGTATGGGTTTTATTTCTTATGCTGGTTATGCTGCTGTTGTTGATACTGTCATAAGTACAGTTCAAGCTAATTTTTCTGGGATTGGTGGCGATACTCTTTCTTATATTACGCTTGCTGGTTTTCCCACTGGTTTTGGTATTATTCTCGGTTCTGTTGCTACCCGTGCCACTTTAGCGAGTTTATCTAAATTAGGTAAATTGAGTCCAGTATGATTAATTTAATTACAGGTGTGCCAGGTTCGGGTAAATCTGCCTATGCTTTAACTGTAATGTTAAAGGAAATAGAGCAGGGCAGACCGTTGTTTGTTCATGGTATCCCTAACTTAAAGATTCCTCATACTTTAGTAGTTTGTGATTCGCCTACCTGTGAAGTTTGTCCTAAGCCACCTGTTGAACCTATTGCGCCTGTTGAGCCTCCTGCTGATTCTCCTTTTTTCCTTTTTTATGATTATGATACTGATTTACGTAATTATGAAAGAGAATTACATGGTTATAATGTTTTAAAAAACTCTTTTGATTCTTTGTTACGTGCTGACCAGTGGCATCTGTGGGCACCAGATGGTGCTTTATTATTTTATGATGAAGTACAAAATGTTTATAGACCAGTTTCTTCTAGTGCAAAGATTTTACCCAGTATTGCAGCATTTGAGACTCATAGACATAAAGGCTTAGATTTTTACCTCGTTACACAGTCACCGCTTTTAATGAATGCTAATGCAAGGCGTTTAACTGGTAAACATATCCATCTTAGACCAACGTGGGCGGGTCGTTTTCAATATGAATTTCCTGAATGTAACGATAATACTAAAAATACTTCTTCGGGCGTTAAAAGTTCTTATAAATTAAATTCTAAGGTTTTTTCTTTATATAAATCTGCTTCACTTCATACAAAACAATCAAAGAAAATCCCGTCTGTTGTTTATGGTTTGGTTGCTATTTTCTTTATATTTGGTTTATTGGCTTATAAATTATCTGACCGTTTTGAATCTGTTGGTCAACCGGTTGCGGTTGCTTCGCCTGTTTTAAGTCCTTCATCTATTCCTTTAAAATCAAAACCTTTTAAACCTTCTTTAAATGATCGTGATTTATTTTCTGTTTCTAAATCTAAAGTTACATTTTTAGATAAATTAATGAATGATTATCGACCACGCCTTTCCGCCTTTGTTGCGCGTAGTGGCTTTGGTGGTTTAACCGGTTATGTTGAGTTTTATCAAAATAAAAATTTAGTCGAGGTTTTTAGTTTTGATGAATTACACGGTTTAGGGGTTGCAATAGTTAAAAAGTCCTATGGTGTTGATCTTGTAACAAGTTTCGATTCTTATCCTGTTTCGAGTTGGTATTTGCCTAAGCCCAAACAAAAATTTAATTCAAAACCACAAAAGGTAGCTTCTAATGACTCCTAAAGATTGTTTTTCCTGTCCTTTTTTCCATCTTTGCGAGCGTTATCCAGCTCTTATCTATAAGGCGGCTAGTCTATGAATACAATATTTAATGTAATAATAAGAGCTTTAACACGTGATCTTTACTACTGGATTAAGAGAAAAATCACTCGTCTTTAATAATTTGGTAATAACTCACTAAAGCTACTTCTATCAACTCCGCGTTGCTCTCTGGTTGTCGTTTCAGCCATTCAAGTAAGTAGGGCGGTAACTTAATCCCTAATTGTTTTTTCTTGTCCTCTTTGAATGGTCTCCCGCCTTTGTTTTTCTCTATTTGTGCCATTAGTTTACACTTCCGCATTTTAGTCGTTTAAAGTAGTTTTTAGCCTTGTTCTCTGTATTCCATTGCTTTATTAACCCTTTTTCTTCTATGTCGCATATTGCGCCTTTATATTCTGTTTGACCTGTGAATCCGTCATAATCATTAATACAAATGTTAAATAATTCAGGGTTTAGTTTTATTTCTTTGATTGAGATAGTAGCCATTTTTTTTCCTTTCTAAGTTTCTCTAAGTTAGTTGTAGTATATACCTAAACACTTGCTTTGTCTAGTTAAAGTATATATTAAAACCACCTAAAACAACTAAAAAAGTATATACCTTTTCTAGCTCTTTAGAGCCTGTTTAAGCGTCTTTTTCTCTACCTTTACCGCTAGTACCTAAAATCAATTATCGTCAAAATCCTTACTTATCAATAACTTACGAATCCTTTAAAATCAATAACTTACATCATTTTTATACTTGTAACATTTAATCAAGTATTGAATTGAAAACAGACGAGCCTAGCCCACATTCTTCCTTTCACCTTCGATACTCTCATAAAATAAAACCTGTACTTATTTCGATTCCTCATAATTTCGCCTGTTTGATTTTATGTAACAGTAATCAACTTGAATCCTTACAATTTCGCCTGACCCCATAAAATAAGAACAAAAACCACTTCACACTAACAAATGCCTTTTTTTAGAAATGATATTCGTGATTTCGTTTACAGGTAAAACATAAGTAAACATTAAGACGATTGACGACGAATGACGACGACTCACGGAGGAGGATGGAGGAGGATTGAGGATTTTTTCTTTTCCAGCGGTCGCGGTTGCCATTGATAAGAATGTGAGAGTCCACATACTATAACCAGTGGACTCTTGTCCCGTATCTGGAATTTAGCACATATATTTTTCTTTTTTGTTTACAAGTCGTAGTGTTATCGGTATAAGCAAAAAATCGCAATATCGTGTTTTGGGGGTTTGGTGCG